ATAAAGATATCCCTTTACATATTCTCCTTGCACATAGCCTTTACCAGAAGAGAATAGTTTAACTTTCGCAACTACACCAGCGCCGCCTGTGTAGTTAGCATCAATACTTTGATTTTCGCCATAAACTTCTCCAGCAGCATTAAACACTTCGCTATCATAAACTGCAAACTGAGACGGCAGAATAGTTGGCATTATTCTATAAACAGCAGAAGCTGTTGAATTGAGGGTTGGTTTGCCGTATAAAAACATACTAGTTGAATTAACAACTTGTTTAACAACAATCAATTCTTTAGTGCTAGAAAGAGAACTATTGGCCTGAATTTGAATAACACTGTTTCCAGAAAATATACTCGTAAAAGCCGTATTAACACCAGTTATATAAGGTAAAAATGTAGCTGAAAAAGCCGCACCATTTCCAGAAGAATTACCTCCGGATGAATTAGAAATCATAATATTTGAAGTTGGTGTCGAAAAATTTGCTCCATAATTTGTCAACGACAAATTAATAATTCCACCTGTAGCGTTTGTAATCACAGAAGCCACAGCATTTACGCCTGTTGGATTAACAACAGTAACATAATCGGTATTACTATAACCAGACATAGCCCCTAGAGCACCAACAGAAAAAACTCTAGTATTGGTTGAACTATAAGAAACATTCCCCCTCATAATCCTTGATGAAAGGGTGGACCTTACAAAAGTATTAGCTCTTTGAACATAACTGTTACCAATACGAATATTGGAAAGAGAAGATATTTTACCAAATGTATCAGTAACAAAGTTCAATGCTCCATTAGTGTTATTAAAAGAATAAGTCAAAATAGATGTATTTGTATTACCATAAGCTGAACCATGAGCAACGTTTGTAATCAAAACAGTAGGAGTAGTATTAATAAAAGCAGAACCATTATTAGTTACAGTGAAATAAAGAGCTCCACCAGTTGTATTTGTAACCATGGTTACAGTAGCATTTACGCCGCCTGGTTGGTTATTAACAAACACAATAATGTCGTTGTTATTATAACCTAATGGAGTTCCAGTATAAGAAATTGCATTCAAACTCAAATTTGAACCAATAGCGGATACTATATTTGCTCCTGGATTGTTTGTGAATCCATAAGATGTAGCATTAATTGCTGTATTAACGTCAACCATATCACAAATAAGATCAGTATTATATGTGATATCTTTAGGAGAAATAATAGAACCTATTTGAAACGAAGCGCCTTGACCATAATTATCTCTTTCTCCTCTATATGTGAAAGTTGAAGCATTCGCAGTGAAACCCCAACCACCATTAAGAATATTAAAATACAGAGATCCATATCCAATAGCTGTTTCTGTAACTTTTACCATACCTTCAACGCCTTCAGATATTCTTCTACCTGTATCTAAGTCGTTAGAAGCTATTTTAAAAACGTCGCCTAATTTAAATCCTTGACCGCCGGAGAATATTTCTATATAATCAAGAGAACCGAGAATATGAGGAGCTATAGCTATAGCATCAGTGTTTAATTCTTGTCCTTTAATGACAACAGGTTCGTCTACTTTAAAATCCGCTCCAGCTGGAAGTATATTACTGATATACAGAATACTAGAATTTTTACCAGAAAAATTTTCTCTTACATAATTTTCCACAACAGCCGAAGTACCAGAAGTAACACCAATGACTGTTTTACCAACATAATCAGCTAATACTGTAGAATCTGATAATTCAATATATCTTGGTTCTTTCCAGATACCATCAGAAGCCCTAAGTATATCTTTACCTGGAAGATATATTTCAACGTCTTCACCATAAACAAGCTTGAATAATAGACGATAACACTGAATTGTTCCTTTCGAGCGATAAACGTCAAGAATATGTTTAAGAAGAAATCTTTTGCTTGTGATAGTTTTGAATGGAATACCATAAAGATATTTTTCTTGAAAATGAATAAGAAATTGTGTGAGAGTTTCGTCGATATCTCGGTATCCAAGAAGTTCTCTTGATTCAGAAACAGGACCACCATCAGGAATTTGATGGTCTACGCTTTCTGTTTCCATCCATTCATAATAAGCTTTTATGAATAATATAAAATTCTCGCCTTCTTCTTGATAGAATCGAGGTAACTGAGATTCAATAAAATTCGATATAAATTTTTCTTGATACAGATGCTGCATTAGTTTCTTTTCTCTTGTACTGTAACAGTAACATCATTTGGATCAATCAAAATAATATTTTTAGGTCCAGCAAAAATATCTCTATCAGCAGTTTTTGCATATATTGAAATATGATCAGAATAATCAGCTATACTGATGTTATTCAATTTAACAATTCCTTCTATATATTCAACAGTTCCAATTGTATCCAATTTTGTTACTTGATTTCCCACCAAAGAATAAACATCGATATTCCCATGAGAATCATCTTCGAAATAACTAAACGGATAAGAAATACCATCACTATGATTGTACGTGAATACAGAAGAAATTACAGAAGCGTGAGTAAAATGAGTGTTGTAGTTTGAACCATGGAACGCTATATGGCTTTGCGAATACACTGGTTGATTTTCTAGATATATTGCATTATTAAAATATAATGTTTGTGTGTAAGTTCTATTGATAAGAGGGGACATTCTTTTAATGATACGGAAATCCGTTTTGTTACTGACAACACTAGAATCACTATCGTCAATATGAGCAACTAAACGACTATATCTCAAATCTGCACCAAACAACCCAAGATGCTGGACATTATAATTATTAATTGAAGAAGAAACAATATTTTTAATTTCCGAAACAGTTTTGTTGGTAGCATAAGGGTCGTATTGAATAGTTGATGACAAATAAACATAAAGATAATCAGGATCAGCCGTTTCAACTCTATTTGGTAGAGCAATATAATCTTGTAAATATCTAACAATACTATCTTTTACATAATTAGGCGCTATTACTCCAGCAGCAGGTTTTAAACAAACAATGACTCTGCCGTATTTTTTCTCTGGTAGAGTTTCGCCGCCAAATACAGCCACGTCTGAAATTTCGCCTTGAAAGTTTGCTCTAACCAAAGAAGCGTAATCGTCAGAAGAAACAGCACGCTGCTGAGTAGCAAAATAACGTGGGGCATTGAAACGGATAGAATCAATTCCTTCCTGATTGGCGCCGCCTGCAGAATTTGCTGTTACAGAAACCGATGCGGAAACAATTGAACCGCCATTAATCGGACCAATATCATCTGAAATACTCAACTCAGAAATACCATTTCCATCAGAACCACCAGTAACTACGTAATCTACCAAAACAGTAGAAGCATTTAAAGGTTTTCTTCCGAAATTATTATCTCCGAATATAATTTCATACTGACCATTCTGAGTGGCTTGTAAGAAATATACATTAGAAGTGGAATCTAATCCAAACAATGTTGTTTTTCTTGTGAACAACGTATTCGAAGAACCAAAATTTTCAACAACAAAAACATTTAGAGTGTCAGTGTCAATTTTTGGGTCAGAAAGGATAAATCTCTGATTTTCAATATCATAATTAACTAAGAATGATTCATTATTATATGAACCTTCTCTGATCTGCAAATTAGATACAAAAAAGGTATCATTAGTTGATGCATATGATTGTGTATCAGTTGTTACGAATTGATAAGTTCCATTAGAATTTGTTCCAAAAAATCTAGTTCCCTTTGGAACAGAAATGACACCAGTAGTTGTAGAAATGCCTGACGTTTCAAACGTAATATTTACATTAGAAACAGCTCCTGAATATGACATTGGAACATAATTTAATTCTTTAGAGTGTGAAATGACAGAATCTAATTTCTGGGCTGAATCCAGAAACATTTCCGAAGCAACCATATTCAAATAGAAAGAATTGAGATATGAATTATACGAAAGAACGTCCAACAGAACGTTCATATTAGAACCTTCAAAATTATAGTCTTTCAATACTGATTGAGACTTTAAAAAGGTTTTAAGGTTTTCTTTTAGCGTATCAAAATCGAGAGAGCTAAGATTTAGTGAGCTGTTTGCTGCCATTTATCGGACTCTTTTTAAGACTAGATTAAGAGTAATAGGTTCTACATTATTTATTACTCTATATACGATAGTAATCTCTATAGAATTTTCTTCAAATGTCTCGGGGAATAAAACTTGTAAAACTTGAGCCCTTGGTTCAAAATTTTCAACAGTTTTTGTGATATAAAGTTCAATTTCTGCTGAGTAATCTCTGTAATTTTGCTCAAACAACAAAGAAGTAATATCAGAACCAATATTTGGCTGAAAAAGTCTTTCTCCTATCTCTGTCAAAATTAAATTTTTGATAGATTGGGTGATTGCTTTTTCATTTGTAATTTTAGTGAGCTCGTTCCCAAAAGGTGTTTGGGCAAAACTATTAGGAATATCTGAATAATATTCCGTTTTCTTTGATGAACTTGTTAAAGTCTCTGCTCTTGTTACTGCCATTTATCCTACTCTTATATGAAAGTGGTTGGTGGGGCTGTTAAGCCGCCTCCTTGAATCTTAGTTGTAGCGCCCTTAGTTTTAACGTCACCAGTTGCAGTAATATCAACTTTTCCGCCACCTGCATCAATAGTAATACCGCTTGAAGAAATTTCTATCTTATTGCTACCAACTTTTAAAGTAATTTTTGTATCTGCTGTTATAGTTATTTCTTGTGCTGTGATATTAGCTGAACTACTAGCAGTAATAATAACTTTGGCCTGAGAATTTACACTATAATCTTCTTTCGATTTAACACTATATTTTGCACCAGAATTAGCAGTCATGTCTTTATCAGACTGTAAAAACATTGTGTCTTGGGAAAACGCCTGAAATGCTTGTTTAGATTCTAATTTTAGTTTTTGTTTAGCGAAAGCGTCCCAGTTTTTGTCGAAATAGAAAGCTGCATCGTCATTGTTGAGCATAATATGTTTGCCCTCATGACCAGTCACCGTATCGCCTTCTACCTTTGTATATTTTTTACCTTTAATGGTTGTTCTATAATCACCATTAACGCCAAGTTCGTGAGTTCCAGAAGAACCGCCAGCAATAACTTTGGCAGATCCATCTTTGACTAGCTCAATTTTCTTACCGCCCATTCCAAATAAACCGTCCTGAGCAGTAACAAAAGAAGCATCTCCTCCTGCTTCGATTCTACAAGTAGATTCAGTATTAAAATCATAATGACCATCAGCATGAACCGACATTCCAGCGCCAGCATAAAAATGTTTATTACCTGGACTTACTTCGAAATGCCCTTCTTTAACATCGTCATCCGCTTCTGTAACTTTATAACCACCAGAAGGTTTTAATTCTTGACTGAAAGTTTTCTTTCCTTCTTCGGCGTTTCTATAGACCCATTTATGACCACCGCATTCGTCCCATTCTCCATGGACGTGACCGTATTTTGGTTTGGTCTTTTGATTACAAACCTTGGTCTTTGGAACTTTTTTATTATAATCCTTATGAGCCATTTGTAGTCTCTTCAATTCCTAGTAATGTTAATAGTTCTTGCATGTCTGAGATTTCGTTATTCGATAATCCACTATTGCTTGCATCATTCCATGCTCCGGAACCACCAATTGTTGCATCTGGGAATCCAGATCCAGCGCCTCCGCCTCCACCACCAGAGTTGCCTCCAAGAAAACCAAAACCTCCCATCAATCCACCAAGCATTCCACCAATATCTCCACCGCCTAAAATACCGCCAAGAGAACCAAATCCTCCCATGCCACCGATCTGAGCAAGATTACTTAAACTTCCAAAAGCTCCGCCACCAAGAGCAGACATACCCATATTTAATATTTGACCGCTCATTCCCATTTGTTTCTGGAAATCTTGAATTACGTTTGATACGCTACCAACTACTGTTCCATTTTTAGAACCAATTTGTTCTTGTTGAAACATTTGAATTAACTGCATCAACAAACCAATAAGCATGCCCATCATTGCAGCCATATTTCCGCCGCCCCCACCAGAACCTACATTATTACCTATCATCAAATCTGCTTGATAAACTTCAATTTGTTTAATCCATTTATCAAGAACATCGTTTAGGTAACGTGGAAACAATGGTTCGGCTCCTTGAGCCATAGTGTATTGAGTCGGGTCGACATAAAAATATTTGTCTAGATCGGCAGCAATACCACGCTCGACTTCAGAATAAATTTCTTCAGAAGCAGAACTAAAAACGTATGTTCCTAATTCTCTTCTTACATATAAAACAACAGTGCTATCATTTGGATCCATCCATTGATCGTAACCTGGATATGGTTCTGCAGAAATCCCATAATATTTTTTAACGTAAAAATCTGGAACATCTTGTTTAGTTACTAAGTTTGTTGGAACAATATCGCCATAATAAGTTTCATCGTAAGAAGAAACAGGAATATTCAATGGTCCATAATAAATGGCCACTTTTAATAAAGTAGCGATAGCTTTTGTGACAATTGGTTGATACCAACTATCAAGTTGTGACAACCCGCCATTTGGTAGTGTAATAAGAACGAACATTTTGATTACTCGTTCGAATCCAAATTTTCTAACAAGTATAGCAAGAGCGCCCACAAATCCGTCCGTAAGAACAACGTTCATTCCTGATGGAGTGCCTGTTATAGTAAAAGGAGCTCCTCCATTCCCACCACCAGAGCCACCGCCTAACCCAGCGCCCATACTCAAAATGCCCATAATCATAGACATTTGTTGATAAAGTTCTGGTAACTGTTGAGCTTTTTTCTGAGGGTCTACTTCTTGAACAGTTTTTGGTAGTTTTTTGCTACCTTTTTTAGCAGATGCAGTTGTTGGTTTATCGCCACTCGGTGCAACTTTTTTTCTTACGTCTTCAAGTTCTTTTGAATTACTTTTTTCAACACCAGGAGATTCTGGATATTTCGGATCTTCAGTTTTTGGTTTTTCTTGTCCAAGAAACTGATTAAATAAAATAGTTTTAGCTTGATCAAAGAAATCTTCTTCGTTTGTGCTAGTGAAACCTGGAGTGTCTGGACCAGCATCTTTAGGTTTAATTTTACCACCAGTTTTTTGATCTTTTTGTTTAATCTTGTTAGCCATTATTCGTCCAACTCTCCACGTGCAATAGATCCCAATACAATTGGATATAATTCCTCATGATCGTGTTCAAGATAACCAACAATCACTCTTGAACCAACTTTTAATCCAGAAGGCGTTGGACCAATTTTATGAGTTGCTGCATGAGTTACAGGTTGCATTAATATAGCCCATGGAAGATCTTCGTCTTTTACTTTTTGTGTGTCATCTTGACGACTGTGTAATCTAATTTTAACACGTCCAGATTTAGTAGGGTCTTTTTTATATTCAACAACATAACCTGTTCTTAATTTCATTACGGCTGACCTCCACCACTTTGATCAAATGCACCGCCTTTGATAACCCTAAGAATCATAGTAGCTCTTGGTGTTTGACCAAGCGGTTTGATTTTTGTTCTAATGGCAACTACACAAACATCGCCATTGAATTGTTTTTCTTTACCAGATCCATCAGATGTTCTTGCTGGTATATCAAGTTTTATCATTGATCCTAGTTTAATTTCTGGGTTAAAATACGTTTCTAGCTCTGCTGAATTTTGAGACAAATATGAAAGAAAATTAGCTCTATTGTCTCTGGCGTCAGCTGTTTTGTGTTTCTCTTTATCGTTTGCTTTATCAAAAGTTGTATAATGATGAACTGCGTTAGCATGCTGTGCTTGACCGCTATATTCCGGTTGTCCAGGAAGTTTGAATTGTTGTGCTTGTTCTGGATCCGGAGAAGAAACTTTATGTGTTGTTAAATTAAACGTTTTTTGCGCCGATTTAGTCAAAACACGAGTTGGAGTAAAAAACGAATCTGTTGCTTTAAACCAAATAATAGAATTTTGTTTATCTTTATCACTTGTACCAGAAGCATCTAAAGTTGTTGTTTGTTTTAAAGTTACCGAAGATTTTTCTTTGAATAGTTTTTCGAACGTAGAAAATACATATTTTTGCTGCTGCCCTGTTTCTTGAAACAGAACGAAACAAGATGATTTATCTTCCTGAGAAACATGCAATCTATTTAAATGTTTTATGGCTTCTAGTGGGTGTTTGTTATTAATAATAACTCTTCTTTTTCCGTCTGTTTTGCTTTTTTTATCAATTTGAAGTTTAGTCTTGAACCCCTTTTTAACCACATCTTCTACGATATTATCAGTTGTATCGTTATAACTGCTTTGCATAAAATTACCCTGAGCGTTCAATAACTCTGGACAAACAGCACGAATATCATAATGTTTATGTTTCAAATTAGCATTATTGTGCAAAGATCGATCATTTAAATTTTTATTTTGATACATTTTTAATTTAAATTTTTTCTGTCCACCAGAAAACCCTTCAGCTCCAGACAAAGAAATCTCTACATCTTTATCGTATGCACCTTGAATATTGTTCTTACCAAGAGCATCATTATAATCAAGAACTCTAATTTCAGCCATAGGACCATAAGGGTTTAAAATATCTTCATAGATATTAAACCCAATATAAGTAGCTTCTTTGGAATTTGTTAAATCCAAATCCCCTATTTTTAAAGAAGAAATTTTAATATCACCAGCTGGCATATTAGAAAGGTTCCTTCATAAGATTAATTAAATTATCAACTGCAACTTCAGAAAGGTTCTTTTCCATAACCCTTATTGTTTTATTATATTCGTTTTTCTCATTTTCATAATCATAATATGTAACCCCTTCCCAATAAATTTCTTCGTCAACAGCAATATTATTGGCCACTACCAAGATAGCGTCATTAGTTGATTCGTTTTCAACAATAGTAATCGCCACGTTTATTTGACTTTCTGTGCCGTAAATGTAGCTATTGCCAGTAACGACAATACCTGATGTATTGTTAGTTTCATACTGACCTCTCATATGTTGTAAAAAAACGAAATTCAAATTAGTATTAGTTTGCAAAGAAGTATTAACGAAAACATTAATGGTGTTTGACATAACAAACTGCCCATTACCGGAATTATAATTATCAAAAACAACATTAATTATTTCGTTATTAACGAATGAACTCATCTGATAATCATTAGCAGACACTGAATATCTAACTATTTTGTTAGTGTCTTTTCTCCATTCATTCTCTTTTCTTTTGTATCCATAAATAGAAGAATTTTGATATATTGGATGCCAATAATATTGTTGAGCTATTGTCAGAGAATTATATTCTGCTTGATTCAAAACATCATTTTTATTAAGTTCCCAATTGTTTCTATAATACATAATTTTTTGCTGAGCTTCTGGAACAGAACCATATTTTTTAGTAATTAAATCCGTGAATTGTTGATTATTAAGATACCAATCGTAATAAGGGTCAACAATTTCATTAGAAAGATAAATAATCCAGCTTCTATATGGATCTTCGTAATATCTCCAAGAAAATTGATCGGCTCTTTCCTCTGCAGTTATTTCATATGGATAAAATACATATGGATTCTCAGAAACTCTGTCTAATAAACTAACCCTTTTTGTAATATCAACAACTTGATTATTACTATAAGTTATTACTGGGAATTTTTCGAAATATCTTTCTGGCATCTGTTATCCCATCATTAGATCTTCGCGAGTCCATAGCTGGACTTCTTTTAATCTTATTGTCAGACCTACGACAGTGGGCGCTCCGCTTTTATAAAAAGATGGTCCACCAGCAGCTGTGTAATCAGCAGCAACAGTAATAACAGCGCAAGGTTTTAATTTAAACAAATATTGGTCTGGGTGAAAAGAAACTTGACATATTTTAGGATACTTATAAGCGTATCCGCCCATCGCTTTTGATGGGGCTGAACTAGCTTTAATATCATTAATAATTTTTTTGAGATTATCTGACTCTGATTTATTTGCTGCCGATAAAGTCCATTGCAATTCGTGTTCTTTATAAGCTGGTCTTTTATATGTCATGAACTGTAATGGACTCAGAAATGAAACACCCCCAGCAGCTCCTCCCATTTGAACCAATCCTGGAACCATCGAAGAAGCATCTACTTCGCTCCATAACTGAGAATTAACGTCGTTTATTCTTTTAGGTAAGGGAAGTTTGAAACCTCCGCCAAAATTAAACGAATAACCAATACCAAAACCAGAAAGACCAACAGAATAGTCCGAAAATGATATACTGGTATAATATTGTCTGTCACCTTGTAGCAAATCCGAAGGAAATGATCCCCCTCCAGAATTTTGTTTCTGAGGTTGTGACGGAAAATTAAAATTGGCCATTGTTCCCCTTTAATAAATAAGGTTTTACATTTATTTATTAGAAATATAACAATGGCTGCACACAAAGGTTATTTTATTCCAAGAAACCCTGATAAATACAAAGGAGACCCAAGTAATATAATTTATAGATCTAGATGGGAATCTGTGCTAATGTCAAGGCTGGATAAAGACCCTAATGTAATTTGGTGGCAAAGTGAAGAAACTATCGTTCCTTATCGCTCGCCAATAGATAATAGAATCCATCGTTATTATGTTGATTTTACAGTTCGGATAAAAGACACCGAAGGTAAAACCAAAACTAAATTAATTGAAGTGAAACCAGCATCTCAATGCAAACCTCCACTGTTAATGGAGGGTAAAAAGTCAAAACGTTACATACAAGAAGTTATGAGATGGGGTGTGAACTCGGCCAAATGGAAAGCTGCTCGTGAATACTGTAAAGACAGGGGATATGAGTTTGTTATCATGACCGAAAAAGAACTAGGAATAAAATTTTAATGTCAAACAGATTTACCAAATTATTAAGAGCTACTGCTATAGATTTGGCTTCTAAATCTAGCGAATCTTCTCAATGGTATAAAGAAACCGTTTCTGATATGGGAAAAAGAGATCCCAATAAAATATTTACCAAAAGCACTAGCCCACAAATTGGTGGATTGTTTTTGTTTTTATATGATCCAAAACTAAAAAAAGTATTACCTTATTACGACGCCCACCCTCTGGTATTCCCAGTAGAAATTTATAATGATGGTATTTTAGGGGTAAATTTACATTATCTTCCGCCACTGGCTAGAATTGGTTTGATGAATGGGTTGGTTAATATCAACGATAACGATAAATATGTTCAAAATAAAAAATTAGTATTAACTTATAGTCTGTTAAAACACTATTCAAATCAACTAAGAGGAGTTGAAAACTGTATAAAACGATATCTTTTTAATCACGTGAGAAGTTCGTTTTATCAAGTTGATCCTCGAGATTGGGAAAAAGCTGCATTATTACCTTTACAGAGATGGTCCATCAACCCAAATAGGCGTTACTCTGGTTCGCCGCCATATTAGGATAACAAATGCCATTTAATATACAAGCGTTTAAAGAAAATATAAATTCTTACGGATATTTGGATAATAATAGTTTTGATGTTATTATCAAAACACCAAACATTTTACAAAACGCTGTATTAAACAATCAGGGCACTAGTTCTGATATTTATAGAATAGCTAAAAATTTAAAACTCAGGGCTGAGCAAATTAGAGCTCCTGGTATTCAATTAATGACCTCTCAGATTCAACGTTATGGTATTGGCACTGTTCAGAACATGCCTATTAACGCCCAATTTCAGGACACCTATCTTACATTTCTAGTAGATCATTATTCCGAAATTTGGCAATATTGGTATAATTGGACTAATATAGTTTTCGGTTTTAATGGTTTAGAATCCGCAAATGGCCCAACTGTAAACTCTTTTCCTAGTTATCAAGCAGAATATAAAGACGAGTATTCTACTGTAATTCAAATTATTATATACGATCATTTTGGAAATTCTATTCAAAAAGTTAATTTATACGAAGCATTCCCAACTGGTATTCGAGAAGTGCCTCTTGCTTGGGGGGATGCGAATCTTATGAGATTGAATGTAACTATTTCATACACAAGCTATGCAATTGTTGGTAGTTCGGTTCAACCACAACCAGCGCCTCAATCAGAAAGACCATTCAGATCAATAAGAAATACTACTACAATTCGACCTGGTACACCTTAAATAATGGAGTTATAATATGTCAAATTTACCAAAACTTGACCATCCTATTCACAACATTGAAATACCTTCTTTAAACAAAAATTATAAATTTAGACCATTTCTTGTTAAAGAAGAAAAACTATTATTGATGGCAAAAGAAGGTGGCAGTGACGCCGATGTTCTTGCAGCCATAAAACAGATTGTAAATAATTGTTCCCTTGATCCAAAACTGGACATTAACAAATTAGCTGTTTTCGATTTAGAATATATTTTCCTCCGCCTCAGAGCATTTTCAGTCGACAATAAAATTAAAGTGTCTTACAAAGACAACGAAGACGATAAAATTTACGATTTTGAAATCGATCTTGATGATGTGAAAGTAACTTTTCCAGAAAAAATAGAGAACACTATCAAAATAACATCAAAATCAGGATTATCATTGAAATATCCTTCTGCAGCATTGTATGAAGATAAAGAATTCTTAAGTCTTGATAAAGACTACCTTTTCCAACTTATTATTCGTTGCATTGAAAACATATATTTCGAAGACGAAGTTTATCCTGCTCGTGATTATAAAAAACAAGAATTAGAAGATTTTTTGGAGAATCTTGATATCAAAACTTTTCAGAAAATTCAAGAATTCCTTATTAATGTTCCAAAAATGAATTACGTTATTAAATATAAAAACTCGTTGGAGCACGATCGAGAAATCGTTCTGTCTTCGTTAAACGATTTTTTTACGTGGCGCTGAGTCATAATTCACTAGCTAATTATTATAAAACAATATTTTCGCTGGCTCAGCACCATAAATATTCTATTACGGAATTAGAAAATTTAATACCGTTTGAAAGAGATATCTATGTTGAACTGTTGATGGAATATTTAAAAGAATTAGAAGACGCAAAACAGAGAAACAAGTAAATGGCCACAACAGAATTAAGAGAAATAACAAGAAGCATTTCTTCTGAAATGGGCGGCGTTGTAGGTAATATAAGAAAAACAGCTGCAGACCACCAGAAAATGTTTTCTTCTATCCTTAAAGATATGGGAGCGCATTTTGCATCACAAAGCAAAGGAATGGAAGACGTCTCATCTTCTGTTGAACAATCATCAAGTAAAGTTGCTTCAAAGGTAGATTCCACAAATAATCTACTTCAAGAACAAATAGGTATGCTTTCTAATGTTTACGCTGAATTAAAATCTTTAAACGGTAACATCAGAACTATTAATTCTAACTCAATAACCAACAATTCAAGCTTATTGAGTGGAATACTTGGTGGATTCAGAGGATTACAAAATGCAATTGTTGGAGGATTAGCTACAGTTGGTGGCGGTGCTGCTATGGTTGGTGGTGGCGCTCTGGGTAGTATGGTTTTTGGAGGCGGCGGCGGTGGTGGCGGAGGAAAAATAGAATCAAACGAATTCTATAAATCCATAATTGACGCTGAAGGAACTGGTAAACACGGAGATCCATATAACACTTCTCTTGGTTACGCAACCCCACCAAAACCATTAACAGAAATGACAATGGATGAATCTCTCGCATGGGGAGATCATATAAGAACACAAACACCTACTGGAGTAAAAACAAATTCTTCTGCAAAAGGCGCTTTTCAAATAGTAAATACCACCCAAAAAGAAGCAATGGCTGCTTTGGGGTTAAAGGGTAGCGATAAATTCAATGAAGAAAATCAGAAAAAAATGGCTTCTTGGATTGCTCATAAACAAGGGCTTGGAGCATGGGAAGGTTTAAAAATACACCCAGACAAAATGGCAACTGCACAAGCAGCATTACAATCTGGTGTTGATAAACAAATTACATCTACTCCACAATCTGGGTCAACTACTACACCAAGTAATAAAACTTCAGATGCTACCTCTACAACAAAACCAGAAGCAATGACACCCGGAGCAGCAGAACATGCAGAAAGTTCTCAAGAGGGTCATGGTGGTCATGAAGGAATTATTTCAGGAAATACTAAAAATAAACCTGCTGATGCTGGTAGAGTAACACAATCTCAATCAGGTATTCGTAGTATGCCTGTTAACGACAAATTGATGGGAGTTCTAGAAAAAGCAGCTGCAGAAGCTGGAGTTGCTGTAAATATTACTTCTGGTGCACAACCTAATTTCCCAAATGGTCCAAGAACAGGGTCAACTAGACATGATATTGGAGTGGGTGCTGCTGATTTAGATCTTATGCAAAACGGAAGAATATTGACAGATCATAATCCAGAAGATGTAAAAGTTAAGAAAAAATTCGTAGAGGCTGCAGCCTCTGTAGGGGCAACTGGTATTGGTGCTGGCGAAGGATACATGGGACCTTCTAAAATACACGTCGGTTTTGGTAATCCTGCTACTTGGGGTGGGGCTGGATGGTTGAGCGGTCTCAATTTAAAAGGTGGAACAACAACTAATGAAAGCGAACAAAGTTCGAGCAGTGCAACACCGTATAGTGGTGGGTCTGCAGTTACACCTGGAATGGCTGGTTCTACAACTGATGATAGATTATCCCAAATAAATCAAAATATTCAAAGACTTGGCGGTGGAGTTCCTGGAGAATCTAAACCAGAAATGCCTGATATGGGGATGGGTATACCAGCGCATGGTTTGGCTGCTCCATTGAACATCAATGAATTTATGAATGTTGCTAAGTCAAATTTACAACAAATGCAACCTAATGTTACTACACCTAATCTAGCAGCGCCTGCAGCTATGGTGATTGGATCTGAAACATCAAAGTCAACACAATCAATACAACAAGCTCAATTAGATAATCAAGTAGAAGATTATTCATACAGAGAAAATATGAGAGCTTATACCGAGCAAACTAAAAAAGTAACAACAGATATTGCTGCCAGTGAAAAAACAAGCGGAACTCCAGTAATATACGATTATAATAATGCCAGCGATGTTGGATGGCCAGATTGGGCTTCTATGGTTGGTGGTAATCACTGGGCGGAATTAAAAAATATCAAACTTAATATGTTTGGATAATAAAAAAAAGGGAGCGCTGTGCTCCCTTTTAAACCATAATTGATTTCGATCTTTTTACTTTGCTAAATTCTTAAAGAATTCCAACGAATCATCATCTTCCTCTTCACCAGAATACTTTGGTGCATGAGAAGCCTTAAACGATGGAGCAGATTCCTCTTCAATCTCAACTTCCTCTGCACGAGCACGCTTGGCTGGAGCAGAGTCTTCTGCAAGAACCTTTGCTAAACGAGCAGCAAGTTCTTCGTAAGACTTGAAATTAGATGGTGCAAGAAATTCCTGCAGAGAATGCTCTGACTTCCAGATTTTCTCTAATTCTTTATCATCAGAAGATAGTGGCTCTGGCGAACCAAACTCTGACTTATCATAGTTACGGTAGCCTTCAAGATTACGGATCTTTAGCTTGAATGGTGCACCAGCCCAAAGATCAAATGGATTGACAGCTTCCTCGTCGGCGAACTGTGGTTCCATAGCTTCCTTCAACTTATCAAAGATCTTCTTGCCATACTTGAATAGAAACACCTTACCTTCATTGGCAGGATTGCTTGGATCGCTGATAACCTGAATATTTGAAATAAAGTGAAGACGACGCTTCTGCTTACGAACAATATCTTTGTTCGCTTCGATACCAGAATTCCACAGCTTAGAATTATACTCTGAAACTGGATCGTTCTTACCGATAGTTGTTAGGGAGTTTTCGATATACCATCCACCTGGTCCTTGGAACCCATGATCAAACATTCGAACGAATGGAACATCCTCATTTGGAGGGCTAGGAAGAAAACGAATAACGGCATAACCATTACCTGCTTTGTCTACTGTGGCTGTCCAGAAACGGTCGTCTGCACCGCCCTTAGATTCTCCACCATTTAGCTTATTAAGTTCGCTAGTTAGGGTTTCAAGGGACTTCTTGCCAGAAGCTGCTTTAAGTGATTTAAAATCTACCATGTATATTCTCCGTATTACGATGTATGACAGTTGTATGGGCAACGTATAACGCCCACATTATTTATATTACCTTGGAAACCTTTATTAGTCAAGTTCTATTTTAAATTTGCCATATCAAAAGCCACGATAGTTTTTCTGTTAGAAGATTTATTAACAGGACTTCTGTGATAGAAATTTGATGGAAAAGTTATTAAATCGCCTTCCTCAACATCAGGAATTATAATTTCATTGCTGAATGGCATTTTTATTTCTAATTTTGGTCCATCTTTCGGGAATTCAAGATAATAAACATTAGACCATGCACAAATAGGATGAGTGTGCCATGGATGTTCGCTATTAGTTTCATATTGTTGAAACCAATACGTTTCAATATAACCCTCTCTGTGCCCAAGATCCCCGATAATTTTTTCAATATATGGTGATAAAATTGGTAATAAAAATTTAAAATATTCTTTTGTTTTACCTTTTCCGGTGTACCAATCTGTTCTGGTAATTTCACCAGTTTTTGCACCTGGACTATCTGCAATTAAACCTAAAACCTTTTGTTTTATATCGGAGTGCTCTTTCAATTTTCGGATTTTATAGACCATAATATATTATATCCTAAATTAATATAGGGGATCCTAAGATCGAATCCTAAGATCCCCATATTTTTATTAAACGCGAAGTTCTTCGCCAGTTTCTTTATTAACTATTTTTTGTCCATTAATCGTATATGAAGGATGGTTCATCCAAAGCGTCCATATAAGCGCTGCAGCTTCAGCTGGAACTTTATTTTTAATTAAAATTTCCATCGCCAATATTAATTCTTCTTTTGTCATCTTTATTTCTCCTTATAAGATGTATCGGTATCTCACAAGAAAAACATAATAATATATTATTTAGTTACTACTAATCATTGTGGACAATATCAAGCATTATCTGCATCATTTTGTCTTTATCGTATTTTATAAAAGGCGTATATTTTACCACTTTCATTCGAACTTCATCCCAAATTGGGTCGTATTCTAATTTGGAGTCCCAGTTCTGTAATATACCATGACTGTTAACAAAAATACAAAGAGTCTCTAGACTTATTTCTCCCGCCAAATATAATCTGAGAGCAGCTGGATGTTGACCCTCTAATTTCGGCTCATCAAATATTTTCCAAAATTCTCTTTTAAAATTATAAGTCAAAGACTGTTGGCGTTTTTTCCAGGCGCTGAAAATTCTATCTGCTTCTTCGGAATATGCTATATCTCTTATCCAAAGTTTTGGATTTTCAGAAAGATTGGCGATAAGAAATTCATGATAATCAGGTCTTTTAGCAAGTTTCTCGAAAAAGATTTTATCTTTTCTATTCTGAAAGGAAGAATGTTTTAGACCAGTCTTCCCGTTATATTTTATATAATCATATGTTGGTTTGGTGAAGTGATTTTTTAGAGCGACATAATCTTTATACGCTTCGAAGGCTGACATTTTAACTCTGGCTCACCATCTCTTAAATAAGTTAAAAATTTAAAGTAAAGACCTTTTTCTCGGCCATATGCCTCGATCTCCCAAGGCTGTTCCCAATAATCCATTTCTTCGTGAAGATATCTCTCTCCTTGCCATTTTACCATTCTGGTTGGCTTCCAGATATCTTTCATTTCTCCCTTAGCGTATTGTTTTACGTGGACCATCTCATGGGCCAACGCTAATAGAGTCTCTTTTTTATTAATAGATCGGTCGATACCGATAAGAAATTCTCTTCTATAATGATTATCGTCTGTCCAGTCGCAATAGGCGTAATCGCCCTCGTTTGACTCCATTTTTTCAAATTGGACAGTCAACTTTATATTGTTAAAAAGTTTACCACCACCAATTAGATATTTTCCATAAAAATTTGCTGCTTTTTTCACCATAGAAACAGATATATGAGAAGGTTTACCAATTGTTTTAATGTGCATATTAGCCTCCAACAACGGGTTACTTTCTATTTATATCGGTAGGCGTGCACCCCGTTTAAGAATATTCAGGTTTTCGGCTTCTGCCTGTATTTTAGCCCTCATAGCAGGGTCTTTTTTTATCCAATATGCAGCCTGTTCTATCTCAAGGTTATTCTTCTCACACCAGAAAACGACTGCGTCGATATATTCGATGTTCTTTTCTCGACAGAGCTTTTCTACTTCTTCTACGAAGCCTGAATTCTTAAGCATTGTTTTTCATGTTCCTTCAGTTCGGCAATCCGACAAGTAAGGTATTTTTCTATATGGTTATCGTTAAATCTTCGAGCCTTATGTCTATTCAATTCTTGTTGAAGAGACCAGATTATAGTGCTGGCGTGTGAATATGAATAATTCTCTTTGAGAGTGTCCATAAAGTTAATCCTTGATTGTTATTTTTGTGGATTCACCTTTGGTCATATTATAGAGAGTATAGGCGTTATCTGGGTGCAAACGAACGCAACCATGAGAAGCAGGACGCCCCAAACTACTTGTATGAGGAGTAGCGTGGATAGCAAATCCACCAGAAAAGAAAATAGAGTGTGGCATCGGCGCATTGTCATACTTCTTTGAATAGTGCATTGTTTGATATGAATAAGGATGGAAAGTTCCTGTTGGGGTATAATAGCCTTTTCGTGCAGTAGAAACTGGCCACTGCTCGATCAATTCACCATCTTGGTAAACAGACATAGACTGATGACGTTTAGAAACAACAACATGATAATCTGCAAACGCTGAAGTTGAAACGAAAACTGCAGCTAGAACAATCAACAATCTTTTCATAATATATCCTAGTGGTTGTGGTTCTGTTTCTTCCAGATCCAAGAAGTTAAGCGTAATAGATTTTGGTGAATTGCATTAACGAAAGAACTATTCCAGAACCAGTGATTATGTCTTGACATTTAGTTCTCCAGTTCTTTAGGGAAGACCTGTTATTTATGGCGGTCACTGAAGGACTCGAACCTTCAACCTATCGCTTAGAAGGCGATTGCGCTAATCCTGTTGTGCCAAGTGACCAATTCTTTATTTCATATATTGTACTAATAATTATTAGGTTAGTCAACTGTTTTTTTAAGCATTCGATCTTAGATTTCTGAACTTTATATGCTTGAGGGTTTTTAGGATCTAAATATAAATTATGTTCTGGCAAATAAAAGTCTGGAAAATAATGTCTCGTTTTACCATCTGAGTCTACCCATTTTACTGGTTTTGGTCTAATCCATTGTATTCCTAATTCATCCAATCTTTCAGCCATTGCAAGTTCCCAAGAACTATCTAACAAAACACCTTTATACATAATAGTGCCTTTTTTTAATCTTCTATGATCAGAGGCTAATGCTTTTTCACTTATAAGATGTTTTGTTTTTTCGCTATGAGTTCTTCCAATAGAAGATAATCGAATTTTTTCTTTAGTTTCTTCAGAAGCATGAGATGCTACGCCAGTTGTGTATTGGTTAGTTCTTCCCGATTTTTTCTTTGCTTCTGCTGCTTTTCTTCTAGATTCTGCTGTCCACGCCATAATATCTCTCCTTAATTATTTTTATTTATAAAAAAGGAAAGTTTAGGTAGTTGCTCTATATCAAAAAGCAAGTCTTTTTTAGGGAAGACTTGCAGAACCTTTTATATTTATTTCTTATCTACAAATTGTTTATAAGATTCGGCTAATTCGAAAATCTGTTCATTTGTAGGATAAGATGGAGGCGTAGAATATATCTTTCTTTCATACATTTCAAGTTCTGCATGAAATTTAGCTTCCAAATATTCTCTTGCAGACATTAGAAAGTTATATCTAAGTTCATAAGGTGATTGTTTATCCATTTTAATACTCCTTTGTGTGTGTTTGTGTGTTGCAACTTTTCTGTTTCTAGGGAAGTTGCCACCCCAATGGATCATGCTGCTAGAGCAAATGTTCCAAATGATGCATCGTTATCGTTGGCATCTAACGTTTGTCTTTGGTCTCCTTAAACCTTTACCACACCAGTCGATCCTATTTCTGGCCCAATTAAGAACACTTGGTTTGCCTGCTTCCGTATCCCGGAACGGTTTTATGCAAATGTTCTTATGGTGGACCAGTCGGGTACTGCCCCCGAGTCCTGTATGATTATTTCGTTTCTCTCAACGACCTCGACAATTTATTTATCCTTTTCCAACTCAATTGCCCTTCGGTGGAATAACCAATATAGACCTCGCCTGTTTCCATATCAGTAAGTTTCCATTTTTCTGGGCATTTAGTTTTGACTGTTAAAATTTTAGATTGTTCTAATTCTAATACTTCTTCACCAGAAAGTAAAGTTCTTTTTTTCATTATTTCTAAACCATTGTGCTGAAATTAAACCATCCAGTTAATATATATTTTTCTTGAGTTGGAGAAGGTATACCTCTATGTGTGAATGTCCAATCAGTTGGCCAAATTATAGTTAATCCCTTTTCAGGTTTGATTTTCAATTTCTGATAGAAGAATTCTGTCTCGCCAGCATCAGTAACATCATTAAGATATGTAGTAAACACCAGATGCCTAGAAACCTCTGGCTGTAGTCCGTTTTTTCTTTCTGTGTGCCACATATAATAACCTCCAGAAGGAGCATAATATTGCACATTTGGTATTTGATGGATATTCCATGGAGCGGTGTCTTCGCAATATGTATATTTTTGTTTATAAAGATCAATACATTTTTTTAATTGTATAAGGTATCTGTTACATAAAACATCGTCACCAATAAAAGGACAATCTATGCTGTCTTTTTTGGTTTTATCAATAATTAACTGACCTTGTTCAGGACCATTAAATCCTCCTTGATTTTTTTTATCTGATTTTTTAAAAAACTCAATAATATCATTGCACACTTTGGGGTCTATATACCATCCCAGGATAAAATTATCAAGACTATTGACGATGTGTTCTTTCATGGTACCTGATTTTCAAACTCTTCTATTAATGGAGCTCCAATACCACGATGATCTACTGAGCCATTGTGTTTATTAATTGCACGGATTTCTCGTATTGTCTCTGGCAATACATTCGGCATATTTAATTGTACTACAGCTAATAACACTAAGACTAAGAAACACCATAGAAAGTATTAGAAATATTTTTTTCATAATTGATCCTTTATTATATGGATAATTCGTGTAAATGATTTCCTATTTTTCCTCTGAAGAAAAAATCAAAAGCCAAAACGCATCTATCTATATTAGATTTATTTTCTAAAATGCTATGTTTAAGGTGAGAAGGGAAAAACAACAAATCTCCATTAGAAGGTTTAACGCTCCATGATTCGCAATTAAATTTATTCCAATTTTTTGGTTCAAACTCAAAACAAGGAAATAAATTACAATTTGTTTTTTCAAATACAATATCACCACTTCTATCATCAACATTAAGATACAAAACACCAGATATTAAACTGTTTGTGTGAGCATGCGGTTTACCATAGTCACCATTTTTGTGTTTAACTAACCAAGATCTAGAAATATAAAAATTAATATTTGAAATTTTTAACATTAAAACGTTTTCAACATAATTATTTAATTCTTTTAATATAATTTCAGATAATTCTGGATATTTCTCTAAAATTTTATTATCAGTTAACCAACATTTATCTTTTTCGTATCTACGAAATTCAGCGTTTTCTAAAAGATTTTTTAATTTTGGAATTTGTTTTAATGTTTTTTTATAAACTAAAACTGGAAACAATTCAATAAGTTCATAATTATTCATAATTTATAAATCTTTCTTGAATTGTTTCGCAATTTTATTGACCGCTCCAAGGAAGTTCTAACGATTCAATCTTTTCCCAAACATCAGAACCGTTTTTCTTAACTTCAAATTCATGCATATAAACCTTAACTGGTTCTTGACCTCCATTAGGATCAGCAACAAATTTATAATAATTTACAATACGAATATCATTAACTACATCGGTCATCAAAAAATCTCCTTGTTACCATTTTCTAAATTAGGTTCATGCGATTCAACCTGAACACCATCCATGGAAAACCATTCTGTAGAACCTTCGCGCTGATACTGAATATCCTGCATAGGAACCATTACCATTTCTTTTGTCTGAGGATGAACCATCATCTTCTGAAATATTACAATTCGCATATCAACAATTGGCTTTTTAACTGATAGTCCGCCTGTTACAATACTACCATCTGCTCCCAAAATACTCATGTCTTTTGTCCTTTATATTTATCAAGTAGGTTCGAAAGAAACTCGATCGCCGAGTCATTAAATGTAACATCGTTTAAAACACCAGTTACGCAATATTGTTTCGCCGCCATAGCGTTACCATCAGCGGCTTTATCATATTCAATAATATACATATGACGGTCTTTTGACATCATTACTTCATTAATTTTGCCGCTCTTTTCACCATTATAGAGAGTAACAAGAGCTTTATCATCAATCATTTTCATAAATTCTGCATTAGGATAACATTTAAGAGCATCTTCAGCTTTAGCCTTAGATGTATTATTAACAATCAAGAAACCTTGCACTGCCAAAAATCCCAATGCAAAAAATAAACCAGCCAACATTATTTCTTTAGTTTTAGACATTTTATTTCCTCAATTCAATTACAGAAGATGGATGCAAGCAAACCATACTACTAAGAGTCAACACCGATAACCCACCTGCTTCACTACAATTCTTGGAAAAGACATCATTATAATGAACTGATATAGTCACCAATAAGATAAATGTACCCCATACTAACAATTTCGTCATGTCACAACCCTCAACAGAATAGTGTTTTCATTGATACGATACGCAAGAGGCTTCTCCGTCTTGATCTCATCAAAGACTTTTCGTAAGACAAGTTTGCCACCCTCAAGTATCCGTTTGATATAGTCATTGGGATCTTTACGCCCAATTGAACGTGTGATAGAAGCTGTCTCGCAATAGTTCGTAATGCTAGTGCCCTTGACCTGGAGCCCACCACGATCAATCGCTGTAAGCCTCGTAATCGTTTTATACTTTGTATTGAAAGTCCAGAGCTCCAGTGCGCCGATGATTTTCTCCGGAGACACTGATGCAATTTTGTAAGTTGCATCTTCCTTCTGGTACTTGAGATTTTTGATTTT